CTACCCAATCAGAGTAGGTTGCACCCCCGCCCCCGCCACCGCCACCAGCTTCTGGTGCGGGGGTTGTTCTCGTAGAGGTTGAGCTTGGAATAGTACGAGCCATCAGCGCACCGTCTGGATGTCGAGTGAAACGGAGATGCTGTTGTTGATTGCCGCATTGGGGTCCACAAAGAAATAGATGATTCCACGCCCAGGAGTCGAGGCAACTTCTGGAACTGAATAGAAGATATCCTCCTCCTCATCAATCGAAGCAGAACCGGGACCGTATTCAGCGATGACACTAAGAGGCGCGGCGGCAACCGTAGCGCCCGTTTCCGCTCGCAAAGTAACAAGGTCGAATGTCGCCATTCCACCGGATATTCTGTACGCCCGAACCCTTTTGATAATCCCCTGGGTTGGGACAGCCATCTGAATCTCGGTGCCTGCAGTGGTCACGGAGGTGGCGGAACCAGTCTGTGTTCCGTAAAGAGGTGCGGTAATGGTGGTGCTCATTGATTCTCCAAGTGGTGTCTATTTATACTGTTTACAGGTAAAGAAGTCTACCGAGTCTGATTCCTAATCATCTGTTGATACTGAGAATAGATAAACCGTTGCCTCGCCATTTCAATATGGGCAGGTGAGTTGAGGATGCTGCTAGTGGTGCCGCCCAACAAGAACAAATAAGGGTTGCCCTCTCCGTCTCGACGCCACTCGATGTTGTCATCTCGCAGGCCAAACTTGGCAAATGCTCTAGTGTAGTCATCCATGTTTCGCTTGATACCAAGGAACATTGAAGCCTCTTGCCACAAGAGCCACTTGATGCTCCCCTTCTTGGTCATCTTCCACTGCTTGCCCCTGACTCGCGGAAGGTCAGGCCTCTCCTCGTCTGCTGGAACCTGATACCAATCAAAGAAATCTTGGGCAAAGTTGAACATCCCCAACTGCTCACACAAGGCAGCAAAGTGACCAGGGACATACCCACCAAAGGCATAGGTGTCTGCTGCAGTCATTCTTCTGTTTTGGCCAAAGAAATCCAAGATGGGTCCCATTCGAGGGTCAAGTTGGTCAAGTCCAGCGATTGCTAAAGCGCCCGCCTTGGAGACCGTGCTCACCTCTCTATTGAAGAACAAGTCAGAAATGGTTCCCAAGAGCTCAACAGACTCGGTCCAAGGAACCTGAATGCCAAAGTGGGCAATAGAGTATTGTTGAATGTCTTTGCCGTAAGACTTCCAGAAGCGAGTCTTCAAGTAATCCGGGGTAAGAACCCACTCCTCCATGTCCTCATATTGGGAGTTGATTAGCGCACCAACCTTTCCAATGTTCCGTGCCCCCTTTCCGCCGCGTGTAAGAGCACCAAAGAAGTCGGCGGTCATTCGATAACGGAACGCAAAGAAGGAGAACTTCCTGGCTATTTGCTGCTTGCTCGATGGAGGAAGAGCACCGTAGTCCAGCATAGAGTTGCGAGCCAAGAGGGCTGCGTTGACTTCTGTCTCTCCGTTCTTTAGCGCCTGTGCAAAGACAGCCTCGCGCTGGATGTTGTCCATCTCTTCCGCAACCATAGAGAAGAAGTTCTTCCTGTCAGGTCTCCAGAAGTTCCAAAGAGTTTTGCCACCGCCAACAGGCTTTCCGTTGGGGCCAAGCCTTGCGGTTCGCTGGGCATCCGCCAACACATCAAACTGGAAGTCAAAGGTAGCGCGTGAGAAACGAATGTTGTTTCTATCAATCGCCTCCTCCAGCATGTTCCTTGTCCAAGAAATCCCGGTTGCGCTTTCAAACAGAATCTCATCACCAGTCCCAGCGACACGCTCTAGTGTTCTCCAGTCATAGGCAGACGGGCCAGTGACAGCGCCTGTCCTTCTGCTTGCCCGAATGAAGCTTTCCTTTATGGCCCTCGGCACCGTTCTGATAGATGTGGCGAAGTAAGAGGGCGTTGTGATGCCCACAATGAATGGAGCCGTCAGGGCATTCGTGCCCATGAATCGAGTTCCAATCAGCGGAAACCCACCAAGAAGGCCAGTAATCGTTGTCTTGCGTGTAATGTCGAAAAACGCTGCAGTCTTAGCCCACCCCTCTCGATGAGCTGGCCGCAACTGGGACAGGTTCTCATTGACCCTGGCAACAATATCTACGTTCTCAAACTTCTTGATTAGTCCTTCAAACTCTGGGCCATAGAAGCCGATTCGATTTTCAGGAAGCCTACCAAACGATGCGCCAATGTCGTAGACACCACCCGAATCCATAACCTTGGCGGCGTTGGTGGGAACTCCAAGCTGATTGAGCAGGCCGTGAAGCGTATCAATGTCAAGGTCAGTGGATGCTTTGAGCCATGCGTTGGACATTGCATCAAAGTCTTTTGTTGCAGCAATCGCTGCATCAGGGTCTACAGGAAGCTGGACAACACCATCGGCGTTTCTTACCCCGCCATGATGGCGGTAGATGACCTGCTTCATGTCGTCTACGCTGCGACCAAGACCCCTGAGAAGGTCTGAGTCTTTTGCCATGACCGACAACATGGTGTTCTGAACGACTTCAAGAATCTTGGACATGTCATTGGATGCAGGCAGAAAGCCAGAATCTGTGATGTAGCCCATTACTTGCTTGGCAATGACTCGCTGGTCAGATGGGCTGTAGCTTTTCAGCGTACCCTTCATCTGCACTCTAAGCTTGCTCACAAGCCTTGCATCGATGCCGCCCTCTAACAGAATGTCTGAGAACATCTTGGCCCGATAGGCAGCCCCGCTCCCTCCCAACTCCGGCATCTTCACAAACAACTCAGGAAGGTCTTCCTCTAAGAGGCGCATGCCTTTCTCGAAAGCCTTCTGGGCATGCTTCATAATGACATACGAAGACCATAACTGCCCTAAATCATTAGAGTCTTTGAGACCAAAGATTCCACCAAAGCGCTTCTCTTTGATGGCAAGGTCATCCAATCCTGGCAAATCAACCCGAGAGCCCACATAGGCAACAGCATCCCTAATGCCATTCATTGTTAGAGGGCCTTTGGGGATGGCTCCAGAAGCAAGACCGTCAGAAATAATCTGAGAGAACCTATCCGTGTTCCCATAGGCGTTGCCAAACAAATCACCAAACGTCCTGCCCTTGGGTGCCCAGAACAACTCCAGCACCTCTTTGTAAGAAGCAAGCTCGTCGCCATCGAACAGCTCTCTTAGAATGCGGTCTGCTTTATTGGGGTCATCTCCTGCAGACGCCAACACCCTGTTTAGCTTCTCAGGGACAGCATTCATTAGGTTGGCCGTGCGCTCCCAGCCCTCTATTAGAAGGGGGTCAATCTTCTTACCGAAGGACTTGGCGTCAATCTTGACTAGCTTGAGGCCCTTGGTTCCCTTCCCCTGGTTCGCAACGGCCCTGAGATAGTCGCTTTGACCAAAGAGGGTGACGCGAATGCCGCGAGCAAAGTCATCAATACCACCGATTGCCTTGAGTTCTCTATCAATAGCAGCGGCTGATGCACCACCCTTGACACCCAAAGCCTTTGAAATGGTTCCACCCCTATAGGCTCTTTCGGTAATGCGCTGGCCTTTGATGACCCGCTTGCCCATCTTGCCCAGCAACCCCTCTGCCACCGCGTTCATCACAAAGTTCGTGGCACGAAGAAACTCTTTCTGGCTTAGGTCTTCGCCGGACTTGATTTTACTAATCAGCTTTCGGTTGAGGTCGGAATACCTATCACCCGCAGCACCGATGTTTACCGCCACGGCGGTTCTTTCCGTGTCATCAAACTTGTAAACAAGCTTGCCATCAGCGTTCTTCTTAGAGGTGTGCTTGATGTACTTGCGGCTCTTGTTGATGAACTGGTCTTGCACCGCTCTAAATGCCGTCTTCTTGGCAATCATATTGGGGGTGATGCGAACCCAAGTGTTTGGCAATGCGTCCTGAAGGACCGAATACATCTCTTTTTTAGCGTAGGAAGCAAGCGTTTCGTTAGCCACCGCATCCCAGCTTGCGTTCGGCATCGTCTGTCGGACCTTCACAACAAGGTCTCTAAGCTCTCTCCCGCTTCGGGTTTTGGCGAGAGCGGCCAACATGTTCTTGGATTTTGCTGCTTGCCACAACTGGTCACGAGCACGAGCGATACGAGAAACCGCTCGTCCGTTTACATCTGTCTTGTTCCAACCCTTGAACCACTTAGACTTGAATGGGTCTGACAGTGGTTCCGTTGCCGCTACACGAGCAGCAACATCTGGACCCGTCTTTCCTGCAAAGTCTTCTGCAGTAGAGACGCCTTTAAGATCGTCTGTAAGTTTTGCTCCAGAAGGGCCAGCCCCCCCATGGGTTTCGTAATCTCGGAGCGCTCTTCTTGCGACAAGGGTCTCGGTAAGAGACTTTTCGGTGTCCGCCCACCTGTCTACGTTCCTGAAAAACTCACCTACGTTTTCATATCGAAGACCATCGGCAAACCTGGCAGCAGCCCTTGAGGAAACAGAGACCCCCTTCTTTGCTCCACCAACCACCAATGCACCAGCGGTCTTTGGAATAGGGGTCACAATCTCAAGGAACAATCCTGCGGCGGTGGGATACCAATGAGGCATCACACCAATGTTGTCCATGTTCGAGATGTATGAACCGGACCACTCGCCAGCAGCAAGACTGAGCCAGTAATCACTCCAGTCTGAGCCTGTGTTCATGTGTTCGGGCACGTTGTACCCGCTGCCTGCCACCATCTTGCTCCACATGGCTCCTGAGGCGGAAAGCTCTCTCTTTAGGATAGAGCCAGCAATCTCCTTTGCTTCTTCTGGCGACAACTGGCCGCTTTCTAAGCGGTACTTCAGTTCTTGGAGTTCATCAATCTGTTCGTCTTGCCATCTCTCAAGACGATACATGTAATCGTTTTCATTGTATGGCAGACCTGTCTCTGGATTCCTGTCCCAGGTCAACTTCTTCAGGGTGACGAAAGTGATTGGAGCAAGGGACAAGGCGTGGAAAAGGGTTCGGGTTCCTGCGCCCATCCACGTCTCTGAGACGGTTCCTGTTAGTGGGTCATCGTCTTGAACCCAAGACCTACCCCACTCATACACCTGGGCTCTGGTTTCACCCTTCGCTAGCTTCTCTTGGATTACCAACCATTCCGGTTTGTCTGAAAGCTGCTTCTTAGAGAGAAGCCCCCCAAGCATGTTGGCCCCTACCTCCCAGGTTCCAAGATGGAGGTTGTTCCCCCTTGAGTTTGTTATGTCAAACAACTCAGGCATTGCATTTGAGGCAAGGTGCCTCAGTTGTGCGCCAGCATTCTCGCCCGCTTGTCGTTGTGTCTCTAAAATGGCGTCGATGGTGCGGTTATAGTCATGGTCGATTTCTCCGGTCGCCGGATTTGTCGCCACAAGCAAGCCGTGCTCATCAGGCTTCATGTCAAAACGGTCAACAAGGCGCTCTTCTCTTGCAAGAGCGTTGGCGTTCTCTATGATTTGAACACTACGAAGCTTGTCCCACTGCTCCGCAGTAATGTTGAAACGCCTGTCGTTTATCCAGTCTCTGAGCTCCTGACCGCTAAGCTGCTCGTTGATTCCCTGCTCTTCTGCTTCCTGAAGGGCCTGATTGAATGGGTCAGCCAGAAAGGTGGAACGCAAGGCTTCATGCAGTTCCGAGTCTAAACCCGAACGCTCTGGGGACCCACGCTCACCAACAGCGATGGTTTGTGGTGCCATTGCCAAGAATGGCTGCTTCCAAGCAGGCGCATCTTTGATGTCTTGAAAGCTTGTTCCGCTTATTGGGTCTCCCTCCAGGGTAGTGGGAGTAGACTCAATCCTAGCCATCTCTCTTGCGGCGCGGTTTTTCGCTTCAGCCCAAGAAAGCTGTTCACCTCTTGATGCGGCCCTGTCCCTGAGTGCTTCGGCGCGTGCAGCCAATACTGACGGCCTTATTCTGCGAACATCCCTGCTGGTTGTCCTCGGAACACGAACCCTAGATGCTTCACCCTGAGAAGCAGCGGGAGCAGCAGAAGCGGTGGCGGCCATGTTGTTTTGTTCTTCCAACAGGCTCTGATAAACATTCAGCGCCGCCTCTTCTCCCGAAGACCTGCGAACCATTTCCACTGTATTCCTGGCCTGTGGGTCCAGGCTGTCCAGCATTTCGGGTGTTAGTGGTATTGCCATTAGTGCTTACAACTTCGGGCCAAAATCAGTCAAAGGACTTGGCGGTGTTGGTGGCGGTCGATATGGTGTAGGTGTGGGTGGTGGGGTCAAACCCCTTTCAAGCGCTTCTTCTTCAGTAAGCTGCCCCGCCTCTATCGCCTGCTCTAAAAAGCTTTGGGTTAGTTCGTCATCCCAACTGGGGTCTGGCGTGAGAAGAAACTCCTTAAACTGCTCATCAGTAAGCGTGCCTTCTTCATGCCCCCTCTTCATGTATTCGTACTTCTCAAGTTGAGACATCTCGGGTTGTTGTTCGGTAGTTGGGGTGTAATCGTCAGGCAGTCGCCATCTAGGAATGAGAGAAGCCCAAAGACGCCTGTCGTCTAAGCTAAAGTGCTCCGTACCAAAAGCCCCGCCCGCTGTGTTTACAAATGTCTCGTAATCTTCAGGGCTCATTGTTCCGTCTCGGAGTGATTCCCGAGCATGCCTGAGTGAGTTTACAAAGCGCTGCCGTTTTGAAGGGATAGCCTGTTCAGGACCAAGCACCACACCGCTGTCTGGTGCTCCGACTTGTGCCTGGCCTGGGAGTGGGGTACCGGCAAACACGGCGGCGATGTTCTGGCCACCCACGCTGGTTGCTGACACCCTCACCACCTCTCCTGTGGTTCTATCAACGTACCCGTAGGTTCCGTCTTCAAACCGACCATAAGAACCATAAGGGTCGCCTGGACCGGCAGCTTTCATTTCAAGAGCACCCGCCTCTTTCAGCTTCTTCTCGACATCCGAAAGCTCTTCGCCTTCTTCTTGGGCCAGTCTTTCTTCCCACTCTTTACGAAGGGCGTGACCCTCTGGGAGAGAGTCCAACATTGCTTGAAGGGCAGGACGGTTTTCAAGGGGGGTCACGCCACCCTCGGGTGTTTCAGTGACTGTCTCTTCTGGGGTTTGATTACCGCGCAAGGTTTGGCTCTGAAGATAACGATACCCGAGAGCCTGAAGAATACGGTCCCGGTCTCTTTGGAGGTCTGCAGCAGAGCCTTCCGGGTTCTTCTGTTGGGCCAAGTCCAGCGCCAAAGTAGCAAGCCTGACTTGGTCTCCACTCAAAGAAGGGTCATTCTTCTTGGCTTCTTCCAGTTGCGCCGCCAGCTCCATGTACTCTTCCATGCCGGTAAACGCATCTGGGTTTCGACGATAAGCAGCGTTTGCCTGTGCCATTGCGCCCAAGAACACTCGCTGTTCTGGAGCAAGTGAAGCAATCTGGGTGCGGATTGCCTCGTTTGCTTCCGCTTCCATTCGAGACGCCCTTAGATTTTCTTTTGCGGCAGCCTTTCTTTGGAAAGCACCAATGATTCCTGGGCCATACTCTCCAGAAAGAGAACCAACGGGACCCATTCTTTCTGCGGCTTGCGCTAAGATTTCACCTTCGGTCATTGCGCCAGGAAGAGTGGCGGCTTCCCGCACAGCCAAATCCCTCTCTGCCCGCAGTGACCCCAAGTCAGCAGTTCGTTGTGCTGTAGCCAATGCAAGACCACTCTCAACCAACATCGCGTCGATGTTTGAGTTGGTCAAACCACCACTGCGGCGACTAGCCCCCTGAACGATTTGGCCAGAAGCAGGCCCAGCCAAAGCCTGCAACGCGGCTGCGCTAGGTGAAATCCCGGTCATCTGACCAGCAGTAGTCTTTGCCGACGCTTCAAGGCCAGTAATGTTTTCTACATTGCCCAAAAGAGATTGGCTCATTCCGACCTGAAAGCCTTCTTGAAGCCCCAATGAGACAGCCATAAGCTTTGCTTGTTCGAGCGGTGAAAGGTCGTCCAGTTGACCACCGGTCCTGTCATACTGAACATTGTGCTTGCCAAGAACCCCAAGAACCCCGGCGTGCTCGCTGATTCGTGACAAAATATCTGGTGTTACCACCCCGTCCGCGTCTTGGACCTCTTGCAGCGCAGCACTAACTTGTGCCTCGGCAGCGCCTTCTCTCAAAGACCTTGAAACCTGAGACCTTACAGCGGTTTTTATTGCCTCCAACTCTTTAGAAAGCTTGGCACCGGCAGACGCCCCCGCGCGGGCACGCCTGGTTTCCGCCTCGGTGGCCCTGATGTGGGCGCGAAAGTGCTCAATGTTCAAGCCCTCTAACGCAGACTGGCTTCGACCAATCTGGTCATCTAAGTCTTTGATAAACTTATTGAGCTCTTCTCTACGCTCTGAACGGGACTTGTTCGTTTCCTTGGCACTTTCTCTTACCTCGGTAAGCAAAGTATCCCAGTGAGCAACGGCTCCAGTGTTGTAGGTGTTGCTGTAAAACCTTGCGTTAGTTGCCATGATTATGTCGCCGCCCCCGTGCCCATTGCAGATAAGTCTTCATAGCTCATTCCTTCCATGTTGATGCCAAGCTTCTTTAGGCGTTCAGCCATGTCTATTTGACCCTGAAGCTTCTCCATTGCAAGCGCATCTTCATCCGCACCAAGACCCATTCCTGTAGCTAAATCAGCCATTCCAAACGCAGATGCAAGAATCCTATCCTGGTTCTCCTGTGTCTTCTTGCTCATCTCACCGGTCAACTCTGCAATGCGTGATTCTTCCTTCACTTTCTCTTGCATGTCAGCGAGCCGAATACGGTCAGCATCTTGTTGTTGAGCCCGGACAAGGTTCGCTTCTTCTTCCAGTGTTTCTTTCAAGAAACTGCCAGCACCACCACCAGCGGTGGCCATCAGAGCGGCGCGTTGGTCTTGGGATTGTTTGGCTTGTTGGGCCGTTCTACCGTAAGCCTCGGCGGACATGACGGCCATCTCTTCATCAGTAAGGCCTAAAGTCCCCAACTCTTGCCGACGCTTTAGTTCTGCAAGCTCTTCTTCAGTCATGGCTGCATACTCGTCGCCACCAAAGATAGCGCCGCCAGCAGCGCCAATAAGACCACCAGCAATAGCACCCGGAACACCGAGTGTAGACCCAAGTGTTGCACCGGACAGTGCGCCCTCTGCTGCGGAAGCGCCTCTTCCTGTTTTCTTTGCCATATTACCTACCTAAAATAAGCCTCAAAGCTTACTGACCATTTAGTGAGAAAACTATACCGCGCACGAGTGAGGCCACGAAGACCAATCGAGTGCTGTCCTGCCGCGAGATTCTGCGCCAAGTAAAAACCACTCCAAGCGTTTTGGAAGTGGGCCACATCTTTCTGAAACTCCGCCAACGCATCGGAGTGATGTGTGGTCAAAGCTCTTGTGGCAAGGATTTTAGTCTCATCCAAGAAGATTCTGAGTTCTGAATGATAACTGTTGTTGAAGGCTGCAATACTTGGAGTGGTCGGAAACGACGAGAACTGAAAGAAAACGTCTGCATTTTCTGGCAGAAAGAAATCAATGGTGGTGCCAGGAAACGCAACCATTGGCGAATCAGTGGGACCATTTCTGGCAGTGGGACCATCTCCAATCCAAGACATGTCTCCCTCTGAAGAGATTTGGCCACCACACAATCCGGTTGTAAATGAATGCATGTTCACAATCGGGTTGTAGTGTCCACGAACAATGTGTTTGGACTGGACCCACCCATCGGTAGCTACATCACCAGTAACCACCCCACCATCAATGTACTTTTTCATGTCGTCTATGTTGGTCTGAATGTCTTCAGCATTGACGTTGTCTGCGGTGATGTTTGTCGGTGTGAATGCCACTAGCTGTCCCCCCTCATAATCATCAGCGACAGTTGGGCGTTTGAAATCTGAATCACAAACTGACCCGCAACGGTAGGGGTGCCCGGAATGTCCATTATCAAGTTCCCATACTGGCCCGTTCCCCACACCGGGGCATGAAACACACGGCTTCCTGCACCAGCAGGATCCCATCGATAAGCCATTGGGCCACGAAAGTTGAGGCGCAATCCGTGGATTGTAATACTCGCCCCGGTGTGCTTGTAGTTCCAGCAACCATGCACTTGGCGAAGAGACTGGCAACCGCCGCCTAGGGGGGCACCCTCCATAGAGCAGAAAGCAATCGAGTCGGATTTGTTGTTTGAACTATCAATAGTAATGTTGGCTGGAGCCACAAGGCTTGCAGTCCATGACGCCTCATTTGGCAGTGGAACAAGAGCACCGCCGCCGGACAACTGCCACGTGGGAAAAAACACAACACCAATAGCGTCCGCTGGGTTGACACCGCTTGTTGCGGCTGTTCCTGCCGCACCATATGTCGCATAGTCCGGGTCATCAATGTTGTGCAGGAGAGCAGTAAAGTGAATGCGGACCAAGTCTCCCGCAGTAACAATCGGCTGGGGGGCCACCGGATTGATTGCTACATTCGACAACTCCACATGGGTCGCCCCGGTTTGGGCTGCGTGTGTTGTGGCCGCCGCTGGAGCCCTGTCATCGTATGCCACATAGACGATTGGTTCTTGGCGGGGGGATTGAAGCTGTCGCCTATCAATCGCTTCAGAACGCACGTTCTCTTCGTTTATGGTTTGTGTCGCTGTTTGAACTGCAGAGAACTTGGTGTTCGTTGCTGTTCTGTTTGTCGGCTCACCAGCCTCAAAATTGGTTGTAGTAAGTTTAGCCATTAGCGATACCTATTGAGGACCAAGAGCTGGCCCCCATCATAGTAAAAAATGGCGTTATCTATTGGCATGCCTCCCAGCATTGCACTTACCCGCCACCTAATCTGAATAAGGTGCTTTCCTGTAGATACGGGAACATCTGCTGCAATATGCACTTGCCCCACGTTCTGGTACTGTCGATCCGCTGTGACAACTGGCGAGCCATCCACTAGAATCTGGAACTGGCACCACAACTGCCAGTCGCCACCCGATGCATGGTTGTTTAGGTAGTACCAACAGTTGAACTCAAGGTGAAGCATCCCTTCTTGAAAAATGTCGTTGACCGATTGAGCGCTATTCGTTCTCCAGCCCCCCGAATAACTGTTGTAGGAAATCGCCTTATAATTAACGGTTGCGCCAGCACCTCCGGCCCATGTCAGGCTTTTGGTTTCATCTCCCTGCAGCTTTATGTTGGGAACGACAGCGTATTTTATAAACGCATTGGGAGCCAAGGCGGCGTCTCCAATGCTGTTGTTCGGAAGGTTCTCTCTATCCAGGCCGCCGTTTATCTCCCCCTTCACATTGTTGAATGAAGAGTTGAACTCATCAACATCAAGAATGTTGCCGGAGCGGGCGTCTCCCTCTGTCCACTTATAGGCCATTAGCGCTTACCCTTGATGGTGTGAGTCTTGTTCGCAGCGAACTCAAGTGAGTAGCCGATAAGCACAAAGTCGTTGTTTGTTTCTACCTCGAAAGAAAAGAACGAGGCAGCACTCAGCGCGATGGGGTAGCGAATAGTGGTGAACATCGGGTCTTCCCACACAGCGGTTGCCCACGGAGCCGTGTTGAAAACATATTGGTCTGGATGGTCCGCCCGCTGCATCTTCTCACCAGAAGAAGTGACGCCGTCGTAATCAAAATCCTTGAAGTATTTCAATGGGATGGTGTTGTCTCCCTTGGTCATCACGTGCAGGTAAACATATTTGATGAACTTCTTCTGGGCCGCCTTGCCCATATCCATCCAGTTGGATTTGTAGATACTGGTGAGGGCGGGTGTCGGCACCGCGACTTGGTCTTCTATAACAAGTTCTATCTGGTATCCCCCAATGCGCTTCCTTGAGATGACGAACAACCCCGTCTCCCAAGTTGTGGGGGTTGGGGGCGCAGGCGGCTTACCAGTATTGTGGCCAAATATGAGCTCACCACCAGGGTCGGTGGCGATACAGCCAACCGGAAAGCCCGTGCGTGTAGACCAGGCATTCTTATCCACATGATAAACGAGCCCAAGAGAGGGCTTCTCTTCACCGTCTACAGGAATATAACAATGCCACTCACGCCACTTGGGACTGTAAGCAGCAGACGCACGGGCCAAAAGAGCCGGGTTCAACCTCTTCTCCGTCTTCACAAGGCCTGGACTCATCTTTTCAATCTTGACCTGAGAGCCACCGTCAAGCCCCCCGTGAATACGATAGACCCCATCGTTGCCCAAGAACATGATGCCTACACCTGGCACGGCGGTCACTGAGTTGATGGCTCTTGAACCAACGCCCTGGATGAATGGAACAACACTGAATCCGTTTACTGGGTCTCCACGAACCAGCTCAATGGAAGACTCTCGGAACAGGATAAGGCTGTTGTAGTAAGCAAAGAGTCCTGTGACATCACCGCCATCACGAACACCCACATCGAAATAATCGAGAGCACCAAACGTGTCAGGGCTCAGTGGTTTTGAGTAGTAGATTCGAGTGGGGTCCGACTGGCCACCATCCAAGAAAAGACAGTTCTTGAAGGTTGCCGCGAAGCGAGCCCCTGGGCACGGAAAGATGACGCTGTCAGAAATCGACGGCGACAAGTTTAGAAGAAACGAATCTGGAGTGTAGTCCACATAGACGGTTTCGGTGTTGTTTTTCAACTCGTCAACAAGGTAGTAAAGCGCACCAGCGTCACTTGATGCGCCATCCCCAAGGTTCTTTGTACGATAAATGCGCCTAGCGACCGTTCCTGTTGGGCCGATGGGAATGTCGTCTAGAAAAACAGCCTGTCTTTTGTTATCAAAAGCAGCAGTAGTGCCCGTAAGAGTATCCCACGCAACCGTTTCCGATGGTGCGCTGAGCGGGCTTTCGCTCCCTGTCTCCGAAACCCAAGACACCCTCCACTTGTAGGAGTTCTTGGCGTTGTTGTCGTTGTAACCAAGCCCCAACACCTGGGCGAAACCATCCGGCAAGGGAATGCTTGCAGGGCCAATGGGGCCAACAAAAATAAAGCTTTGGGAGTTGCCATCACCTGCACCGTTAGGGCTTGTTCGCCATGGCGTGGGGGAGCCTGGAATAGTGTCCCAACCAAGCGGGCGGACGTTGTCCCCTTCTTTGTCACCATCAAACTTCAAGGGCTTGTCATGGCCATTGACAATGATGAGGTAGCGCCCAAAGGGCTCATAGTCAGTGACTGATTCATTGAGCGTAGGAATGCGACGAAACTCATCTACATCTACGATTCCGCCTGGATTGCCAACCGTAAAGCGAAGGTTGCACCTCTGCGAAGCAATGTTCTCACTCTCAAAGAGGTGAAAGGTTCTGGCTCCGTTGTGAGTGCTCCAAATGTAGAGGCTGTGAATCCTCTTCTCGGTGGTAAACGGTTGATAGATCGTTCCGTTTGGGAAGAACTTTTCATAGCCAATACGGTTGTCCCATCCGCCCGTTGCAGGATCCACGGTGAAGTTCTCTACCCTGGTGGCAGAACCGTCTGGTTGCGGAAGAATCTCCTCCACACCACCCAGTTTTGGAACTTCGGCCTTTAGTCTTGGATCCATCTTATCCCCGCGTAGACAATGTGGTGGCCGTTCTGTAGCTTAGAGCCGTCTCCCGATACCCCTGCTTAATCCAATAACCTGCTCCTTCCGAGAGGTAGAGGTTTTCGATTCTCAACAACTCAGTGTCTGCTTTTCTCCGGTACATCTCAGAATGCTGCAGGTTGTCATGCTTTACGAAAAGCTCCTGACAGGCCCTGTAGACGAGGTAGCGGTGGTGGTCAGGGGGAAACTCAGGAACGTCCGTATCCTCGATGAGGCGGTCAGGACGAAACACGAAGCGCACCTCGATGAGATAGTCGGTGTCTTGACGAGGATAAAGACGGACGCGCTTATAGTGGCCATCATTCTCTGGCATCCTGCGAGCATTGACCAAGTAGTCAACTGCAACATTCAGGTCATTGACAGAGACCGTCGTCTCATTGATGTCCGCATTAGTGACCTGATAAAAGGCGCTATTTGTGGTTGTTCTAAGATAGAAGCGCTTGAAGATACCAGAGTTTGTACCTGTGTTCTGGATGTTGGAAAGGTTCAGTCTCCAGTTTCCAGACGTTGGAGAGGCTACGCTCGCCACAGGAGAAGGTGCGCTTTCCTTATTCTTGTGAACAAAAGTGTAATGAACATAGTAGGTTCCAACCTCACTCCATGTGGTTCCTCCCGGCACATCAGCCTCAAGGGCAGACTGCAGAACAGGCTGATTCATGTTCATGTCATCATAGATGAGCCAGTCAGTAGGAAGGCCTGTGGAGCTCAGGAGAAGGGCCAACTCCTCGTCACGAGCGCGTGAGAGGTAATCAAAGTGGGCCTTTGTTCCTTGGGTAGGGTTTCGGATTCCAATCGAGAGCACTTCGGAACAGTCTTCCGGCATGTCGATGAATCGCTGCTTGACCGTAATCGTAAGATTATTCGTGTTCGCGCTTGCCGAAAAACCGTCCAAATAAAGGACAGTGGATGTGACTTTGATGATTTCGTATTCGCCATTGTCAACGTCTGCCGCACCTTGTATTTCAACAATCGCGCCCTCCATCCATGACAAGAAAGATGGAAAGAGGGAAATAACAGTGTTGGCTCCAATGTTAATCTGACCATTGGTAATCGTCACATCTCTGTAGACTTGAACCTCTTCTGTCTCCTGGGCGAACTTCCAGGGACGGTCAGTAAAGAAGTCTAAGTAGAGTTCATTGATGATTCGATTGACCTCATCTCTGTAGGTCTGCACGTTTGGGTCGTAGTCTACAATCGACCCAACCATAGCTCTCATTTCAGCGAGGTTCATCAGAACTCCATGCAAAAGAGGCGAGCACCCGAATGGATGCCCGCCCCAAGTTTAGCACGCGGGCTGTAGTCTACAGCTTGCGGAACCAGTACACAGTCACCGGAGCGGCCACACCACCAGTTGCGCTTTGAGCGACAGCAACAGGAGGCCTGTTGGATGTACCACCCCAGCCGTCAACTTGACCGGCAACCGTGGTGGAGGCCAACAAGGGGTCTCCATCGTTGAGGTTAGCAGCGCCGTTCACACCCTGGATACCACCTGCCACGCATACGCGGACAGAAGCACCAGCGGTTGCTTCATCAGCAGTGATTGCTTCAAGAGCCACGCCGATTGCCTTGGAGCTAAGGGCTGTGGTGCTCTGAACAACAGACCCATCTGCTTGGATCATCAACACATCGCCCGCAGTAATAGCGCCACCAGCAGTAAGCTGAACGATGTCAGCCCCAGCAGAAGTGACGACAGTTACCTCAAGAGGCGGCTTACCATGATTCAAATGACCGAATGACATTAGTTTGCCTCCGCGTTGGTCAGCACGCCCAAGGACGCAAGGTGGTCAGCAACAAGCTGAGTACGAACAAAGACCTGAGCCTCGCGAGCAGCGTAGCCACTCTTGTGCTCGAAATCGCTCATTGAGAAGTTCGCCTCAGAATCAAACACAACCTTCATGGACTTACTGTTGAGGAAGTACATGGAAGGAGTATCGGCGGCAGGATCAGCGGAAGCTGCAAATCCGAGGTTGTTCTCAACATACATAAGAGCGCCGTTGAAAGCCAACGCCAAGCGTCCACCATCAAGCACGGTCTCTTTAGGCATGTAGCGCTCTTGAGCCTGAAGCACGCTCTTATACAGACGATAAGAAGCGGGGCTTGCCAGAATCAAATCAACGGTTCCTTCAGGAGCGTAAATCTGAGTTTGAATCATCAACTCAGTCATTCCTTGAAGACCCAAATCATCGAAACCAGTACCAGCACCACCGCCAGCCTGAACGTCGAACGTCTGGTTCTGCCAGTTGGAAGCGGCATAGGTGTTTTTACCCAGCCCACCAACGGTGTTTGCTTGAGCGCCAAATGCGGTCTCTTCCAACCAACCCGTAGCGATACCGCCACCAGGAGCACCGGAGCCGTTGATACCGTTCAGGGTTTGCATCTCGGTGAGAACAGTAGAACTTCCGCGAATAGCTTGAAGCTCCCACTCACGCTTGAGCATTCCCATGACCGACTTCATACGAGCATCAGCGATGGAGATGATTGCACGGTCGCCCTTGTTGGAGAGTTCTTCCTTCTTGGTGATTACGATGGGAGCAACAAAGTCGCACCATTCGTACTCAGGCGAACGCAGAACGTCTGCCACAGAAGAAGAAACAGCCTCGTAACCAGTAGCAAGCTGTGTGATGTTGGAGTGCTCTGCGAGAATCGCAGCGCGTGTAATGCGTTGACCACCATTGATGATTTCCACGCCGCCCGCACCCTTGATATGGTCAAGGAGAGGAACAGTGCTGAACAAGGAGTCAACGGCATTCTTGGAACGTGCCCGAGCGGTTGAGCTCAGGATATCGTTTTGAATAGCCATTTAGACGAATCCCCTGGCGCTTGTTGCGCCTAAAGAAAATAAGATAGTTCTTTCGGTTGTCCCATTCTGGGGCCGGAAGACTATGCTTGTCCTGTCAAGGGGCGACTGTCTTCAGCATCAACAATAGCAAAGGAGAAAAAGGCGTGCAACTCTTAGAGTTTTACCTTGCCCTTGTTTTCCTTTAGCCAGTTGTAAATAGCAATAGGGTCATCTTGGTCCATAATGTGCTTTGGAATACCATTAGTGCGACCCCTAGAAGCACCACCGACTTTCAGGCCAGCCTCGCGGGCCACCTTCTTGTACGAAGATAGTTCTGCTTCTTGGTTCTTCATCTTGTCATTGAGTCGCCTGCCCTTGACCTGCCAATAAGCCTGCTCAAGGTTCAGGTTCTTGTTGTCCATAAGCACCTTTGCAACATCGCTTTTCATGTCTTCTAAGTCTGGATGGTCCGACTTGAACTGCTGAAGGCGAATCTGTTGCTGCTGAAGCTCGTGCTGTTGGCGCATTGGCTCCATCATTTGCTTTATGCGGGTGGCGACTTCCTTCTGGATTCGGTCTTCAAAGGATTTGTCATCGTAGGGGTTGAACTCCCCCAGCTCTTTGTCGGCTACTTCGTTTACATCCCTGTAGAAATCCGACTCCATTAGAGCCTTTCTCTGGGCTTCCAAGTCGGCGCGAGTGGCATCTATTGCTTTTCGCTGTTCAGACAGGTTTGAAGTTTTTCTCTGATAGTCAGAGCGCAAGTTGGCAATCAGCTTTTGAGCCTCTTCAGGCAACTCGGAGACGACTTGCTTGTAGTTGATGCCCTTGTGGGATTCTTGTGTTTCAAAGATTTCCCCACTCAAATCAGCTTCGGCAATGTCTTCAATGCTGGCTGCTGCTTCTTGTGCTTCAACTGGTTCGGGTGCTTGTCCTTCAGGTTGTTCTGCTGGGGCAGAGTCCTGAGCCGGGGCGGCTTGAACCTCAGTTCCTTCCATTTCTCATCCTTTAGGCTCTTTGAGCCATCATCATGTCTAAATCCTCTTCGGGTACAGCCTCAACTACCACCTCGGCCTCGGCCTCAACGGGAGACTCAACCTCTTCTTCTGCATCCTTTCTCTCGGTGCGAAGGAATGTTTTGAAAGACTGGTTCTTAGAAAGAACATCCAACTTGGCTGCGATGTCTTCCAGGTCCTCGGGACCATCAACCTCGGTAACGTCATAAGCCAATCGCTCAAGACCAGCATCTGCGGCTGCATCTGCAACCATCATCAACTGCTGAAGAAACTCAGGTGGGAAGTCCCCGTCAATCCCCTCTGCAAACTCAGGGTAAGAAGGCAAGTCAAACATAGGCAGCACCAAGTTCAGCGCATCCACCACTTGATTCAACTCATTGACCTCAAAAGAACCTGACGGCCCCATCGCTGAAAGCGCCTCGGCATTCGTGTCGTCCACCGCTGCAGCCTTGTCCATAATGATTTGTTCTTCTTCTAAGAGCTCATCAGCCATTTAGGCCTCCTTTGCGGCATCTTTTGCAAGTGTGCCTTGTTTCTTCATTTCTGAAATAGTGAATGTTTCCGCAACAGCGCGGGTCTTATCACCCTCAAACTTCTTTAGGTTTGACTTGTATCTAGCAAGGTTAGCATCCGCCTGCTTCTCATGGGCATACTGCTTCTGGAGCGTGTCCTCGACATGGTTCTTGTCAAAGTCGCCAGTCGAGACAAGCCCCTTCTTTTCCATGATGGCTTCTCTTTGCATGGATGTCTGGTAGCGAGCACCAAGACCACGATCGTAGAAACCGTCAACACCGTATTTGCCCGTCTGGTCGCCCCAGCGACCCGGCGTAAGCGCTGGCATTGCCAGTTGCTTGAGTGCAAGCTCTCCACATTGGGGGCATTGAATGGAATCGGGCACCTCCTCCTTGGGAAGGAAGAGCGCTTCATGGACATGCTCTCCACAGAAGTAGTCAAATAGGGGCATTACTTCTTTTTCCTCACGGGCTTCTTGAATCCCTTGGTGGCATAGTAGGCCGACACCTGTTTCTTGGTGTATTTCTTCCCAGATGGCGACTTGTAGCCCTTACCTGACTTCTTGAACGGCATTATTGGGTGAAACCTACGCCACCGCCGAGCAACATGTCACTGACGTTCCCTGGTGTGGGGTTATTGACGAGGTCTTGCGCGGTGGGCGGCTCTTCTGGGGCAACACCCCCAGGAATACCCACGCCTTCCTGCTGAACCATCTCTTGTTCGAGGAAATCTTCGGGCAGTTGCAGCGAACGGACAATCTCCTTGAGCAATGCGGCGTTGGGTACGCCCAATCCCTGCAGAATCTGGACGTTTTGCAGCAATCGTTGGTTCCGAATGGCCTCGGAGATGGGGGTAGACGCCTGGTCTGCGGCGAAAATCTCGAAATCCCCGGCCAAATCGTCGGGATTGACGGTGGTTGCCTTGCCATCAAGGAGAACAATCTCCGCAACCTTGTCTTCAGACAGGAACAGAGACACCATCGAGGCATAAGCTGCGGCCATCATCTCGATTGCGGCGTCTCTTTCACGAGCCATGCGGCCAATCTCACTCGTTGTGTACGCTGCCAGTGCTGCAATCTCTGTTGCAGTAGCTTTTGTAGCTTCTCCGCGAGTAAATGCTGCGGTGACAGAGCCCGCATCCTTGTCTCGAATGACATCTTGCATGTATCGAGAGACTTCAGCAGGCAAACTCTGGTGTGGAACGGGCCGAATAATCGTATCCAAGGGGTCATCTGACTCCACCTCTACAAAAAGACCGTCGATTCCACTAGTGACCTGGGCCATTTCATCATCGGACATGGCTCCTTTCTTCACGAGCCACTGTCTACTGGCCTTTCTCACCGCATTTGCTTGGAAAGAACGGATAATGTTCATCTCGAAAAGCTGGTCATAGACGCGCTTGATGGACGAATACCCCACCAGAGGACGGTCGGGGATACGATTGTAGTACAACGGGACAATCGGGGTCACGGCGTCGTCGTTTGCGTCCCTGAATGGGATAAAGCTCGCGCTATCCAGCCACTTGTCAGCGATTTCTGGACACCACCAATAGAGCTTATCGTTCATTAAGTCGTATAACTCTACTACTTTCACATACTTGAACATGTCTGAGACAGGGTCAATGCGAGGTTCTGCGGCAACTTGCCCATGGTCCTCTTGTGGGGAGTAGTCATCAAAGAAATGATGCATCACTGAGCCAATGTCTTGGAACTTATTCCCGAATCGCTTCTTAGCATCGGGCACAGTCATGTAGTAGCAATGGCCAACAAACCTCTGGGTGTCCCAACGAGCCGCGTCACGGTCCACAATAATCTGCCAAGGGGGCACCGCTACAGGAAGAACGCGGTCATAGACGCTTTCACGGTCAGTAATGGTCAGCTTCAAAAAGGAGTTTGGATAAATCAGCGCCATCCTCGACGCATTCTCAATCTCATTTCTGCTTTTAAGGAGAAAGCTATTGATAATCGCCTGGGACTTCTCAATATCACCCTTTCCTCGCACACCCTTCTTGACCACAACTGCAGGATTCTTAGCAAACAAAGAAGCCTGGAAAGACTCAATGTAGCCATACCCATCATTCGTTTGAATCCGAATCTGAGTCTCTTGGTCCTGGGCCTCGTTCTCCCAGAAATCCATCTCATAGACAGATTTGTATCTCAGGAGCTCATCACGTCGATGTTCCCAATAAGCGTCATGTTCTTCAAGAATCGCTTGCAAGTCATTCGGCTTCATCTACTTTCCCTTCATTTCACGCATAAAGGCGCGTGCTGTCCCATCTTCTATCGCTTCTAGTTCTTCCAACTCCTGCATTATTTTCATGGCGTCGGTCAAGTCGTCAACGGTGAGTTTGTCACCACGGTGCTCTTCATTAAACATCTCTTGCGCTAGATTCTTATAAAAATGCTCAGGTTGGTTTGGGTAAATCTGTTTCGCTAACGCTATTCGTTCTTTACGAATCTTCTGGTCTCTTTTTCGTGCCGCCTCTCGCTTTCCGGCAGGCGTAAAACCACTAATAAACTCGCCAAGTTTATAGCCACCATACCCAGCAGCAACGACAGCCCCAGCAGGCCCAGCTTTACTGGCTGCTTGCCTTAGACCATGATCGGCTGCTTGCCTCCAAGTCCATTGGCCGCGCATTTTCTTGCCGTGCTTGTACCCTTCTTCTACCATTCTAATATAGTTTCGCAGTTGCTGTGGGTCTTTAAACTGGCCGCCCTTTGTTCTGGCTCGCATTTCACGATGAAGCTTTCGGGACTTATGAAGCTTTTCGTTGGGGTCGATTTGCTTGACTTTACCGGGAGAATCCTTGGTGAACTTCTCGGTGCGCTTGAAGTCTTTAGACTTTTTACTTTGGTCAAAGTATTTGTCACCACGGGCTTTAGGGCCTTCTTTATAATCTAACCTAAGCTCCTTGTTGAGCTTGCCAGACATCTTCCTGCGAGAGATGTTGTCTGGAACGCTTACTCTAACAGGAGGCTTTGGTGATGGGGCTCTCACAGTCTTGGGTGAGGACACCCGCCCAGGAACAGCGACAGGTGGAGTATGCCTTTCCTGAAGAAGCTTTATAAGCCACTCATCATCTTCCTCTTCTTCCTCTTCAGACCGAGAAGGCTTTTCTTGTGCGCCACCCAAAAAGTTGCGCCTCCAATAAGCTGTTTCTCTATTTCCCATTAGTATCCACCCGTTTTATTTCCACCACGAACATTCCAAGGAATAGCGCGTTTCGATTTCTTAGCCCGCATTGAAGCAATGTGCTTCTCCATCATCGCCGTCTTCACCGAACGAGACACCAACAACGGCATCTTCTCAAGCAAGTAATAGCACAATGCCATCGAAATGGTCACATCATCATTCTTCTTCTTGGCCGCCTGTGG